TTCCCGACTTCCGCCTGCTCTGAACGAATCCATAGAAATCCAAATCGTTGTTGCCCGTGTGCGATGGCAATGCGAAGTAAGCATCGCCATCCAAATCTGCACACGCTTCAGCGATGAACTTCTCAACACGCTTCGCAAGAATTGATGAAGGCTTCGCAGGCTCAATGCACTCACCCTTGTGATGCCAAGTGCTCCATCCACCATTGCTCAACACGGCGAGTCCACTCATGTAAGCGACATCATGTCCGCAGAGTTCGCATGACTTCGCAAACTTGTTTTCAATGATGCGTGTCATACCAGTTGTGCCTGCATCAACAATGTGTGAGCAATCAAATGAGAATGACACTTCAGCATTCTTTGGTGAGATGACATCAACAGGCTTGTCCTTCAATTCGGAAATCAATTTGCTCGCCTGTGACTTGGTGATGTTTGCATTCTTGGATTCAATCCACGACTTCGCAGATTCAATCGTTGGCTCAATGCCAAACAACGATGCTCGCTGTGACATGAGTGTGAGCAGAAACTTCATCTGCGCTGGAGTGATTGGTTCGGTACTTACTGACATGGTGACCTCCTCTGGTCGTTTGGGTTACTTGAACATTACAGACATTTGGGGCGGAATTGGTGCTGGGTATTAGCCCTCCCATCCGTAGGACTCCAGAACCAACATGGCAACGGCTTTGCGCTCATCATCCAGCAGGTCATCTGCCTCGCCATCCAGAACGCTGGACAGGATTCGGTTCTTCATCATGATGATTTGAATCATGCGCTCATCAATCGTTGAGTGCTCCTCAATCGCTGACAACATGATGTGCGAAACAACATCACGCTTCTGTCCGATTCTTTGGAGTCGGTCTTCGCATTGCAGAAGGTCTGCGCTAGTCCAAGGCAACGATGCGCTCACATGGTGTCGTGCTGATGTGAGTGTGAGTCCTGTTCCCGATGCGATGATGTTGCCAACCAACACTCGTGCTTTGCCACTCTGGAATGCATCAACACTTGCCATCTTCGCTGAGTCATTCATGCCTCCAACAACTTGTACTGCATTCACATCTGCGAATGCATCCATGTAACGCTTCGCTTCTTCTTTGAATGCACAAGTGATGAACACCTGCTCATCGTTGTCCAGAAGTTCACGCACATAATCAACAACACCATTCACCTTGCCAAGTGCTGACAACTTGCGAAGTTCATTGATGCGAATCAATGCTTCTGCTCGTTCAACATTGTTCGCCTTCTCCTGACCTTTGGTCATGCGAATCCACTCGTAGAGATTCGCTTCGGCGTAGCGGTACAACTTCTCGTACTTCGCCTCCATCTCCATCGCAACTTCAATCCGACCTTTGTTCGGCAATTCCAGAACATCGGAACGCTTCATGCGAAGCATGAATGAGCCCACGAGAACATCGTGCAATTCATTCAAGCGTTGAGCACCACGAGTGCCATAGTTGTCAATGCGTGGTGCATAGCGAGCCATGTATCCACGAATGCCACCTTCAAATGCACCCTGTTGCTCCAGACCATTGATGACTGGCAACAATTCCATCGGGCGATTGATGAGTGGCGTTCCCGACATCATCACTCGGATTCCAGACAATGGAATTGATTGCGAAATATCAATCACGGCTTGCGAACGCTTTGCTCGCTTGCCACCTTTGATGCGCTGGCATTCATCAACGATGATTCCCTTCACATGACCCTTCAACAGATTCTTGTAACCATCTGCCGATGTGTCACCCATGATGAGTACATCAACATCTGGCAATGACTTGATTCCCTGCTTCACAGGGTTAGTACCCGTGATGGTATGCACACTCAACTGCGGAGCGAAGCGTGAGAACTCACGCTTGAATTGCAATCGCATTGTCGGTGGGCAAACAATCAATACTGGGCGCATTCCTGCTTGAACACTTGATTGCGAAATCGCAACAGCAGTTGGTGACTTGCCTGTTCCCATCTCCATCGCAAGCAGTACACGCTGACGCTCCAATGCAAACTTGGTTGCTTCAACTTGGTGTGGCATCAATGGCAATGCAGTTTCTTGAACAGCGAAGTTCAACTTGCTTGGTGCATCATTCAAAATTGACATGAAGCCTTGAAGTGCATCTGACTGGGTTTTCATATTTCCTCCTATGGAATCGGTTGGGTTCAGCGTAGCCAGTTTGGAATGGATTCGGCAGGACATTACAGACTTTTTTTAGAGCCCCAGAATGCCCAAAGCCCCGACTCCACAGGGGTTCTGGAGTCAGGGCTCTGGATGGGGTTATGGCTCGGTCTGGGCTACTTGTATCGCACCTCATCCCAGATGGCTACCTGCATGATGCGATACCCAGCCTCTGGGGAGAAGAAGAAGTGATTGTTCTGCACTCCGATTCTCCATTGGCGAAGTACTGCATCATCGGTGAGTGACAACATCTTCACAGCACCAATGATGTCACGGCGAGACAACTCAGCGATGGTGCAGGTTGTTCCGTTGTTACAACCAGAAATTGGTTCACCTACCCAGACCACCACGAACTCTTCCCAGAACGAAACTGGATGTGAATCTTCTCCGTACTTGAACACATCTGTGAACGATGCATATGTGAACAGTTCACGATTGAGGAAGCGAGGAACATTGGTGGACACGGTGTTGAAGCGTGATGACAACACAGCCTGCACGAGTGGGTCACAGAATCGCTGTGGCTGTCCTGTGAAGTCATTCATCGCTTCAATGACTCCACACTCAGAGCAAATCTCAGTCATGTTGTCTACTCGTGAGATTGCACCTGCATACATTCCAGCGTGTTCACGATTCGGAATTGGCTCATTGCATCGTGGGCAGTTTTTGATTTCAATTTGAATTGACATTTCAGTATGTCTCCTTTGTGATTGTGATTGAGTTTTCAAATGATTCTGTTTCAACAGAGATGTTGATGATGTCTGCAAAGAACTCACCAATCGCTTGTGCTTGCTTTGCCATTGCAATGAAATGTTCTTCAACCCATTTGAAGTTGTCAGAAGTGTTCATTGTCTTTGCATCTTCACGGTACTTCTCTGATGCGTAACCAAGAATGCGAACAAGTGTGTACGCATCAATTACGCAAGCATCTTTTTTGGTATCTGGGATTTCTACTTTTGCAAGTCTCATGACTGCTCCTTTGTGTTTGGGTACTGACAGCATATGTCAGGGGTGTATCAATGTCCAACATCTAATTTCCAGAGCCTTAGAACGCTTCCTATGAGGCGGTTTCTGGGGACATAACAGAAAAAGAGCCCCAGACCACTTGGGTCTGAGGCTCTTCACCTGTGAGGCGGATTCCGATACTTAGCGGAGGCTTCGCATCGGACTCACAAGTAATCGTGCAATGCTCATCGTTTTTGGTATGTGAGCAAAGCATCTTCCAGAGTGCGCTCGTACTCACCTGTCTCTGCAGAGAATCCTTTTGGGCGAGCAATGACTGTCCACACAACGAATGGTGTGTAGTTGTTCTGTGGAAGAAAGCACAACGCTTTCCACGATGCGTATGTTTCACCAACAACACGCTCTCCTCGCTTTTCGCATTCCAGAACAATTCCACCAGTTGTACCAACAAGGTCACCTCGGTGTAACTGGTCGTTGCTCCTGTCTTTCGGAGTGGTGTCCAAGATTGAATCAACAATCTCTTTGAATACTTGCTCTTGCATTTCTGCTCCTTCGTTTGGTTTGGGATAGTCAGGGTATCTGCTCGTAGGACACATTTCAAACATCATTCCCAGAGCAAGTAAATCACTAGCAATGTGTAGAAGATGCACCAGCCAACTGTGGCGTAATTGAACATATTCGGGCTTTCAATCGTGAAGGGCTCAGAGAGTCGCAATGTTGGGGGAACATTACAGACTTTTCTGAGCCCTTCTGGGTTGTTAGGACTAAGCAGTCACCAATTCAAGTTTGGCGAGAACCATCTTGTCGTACTCTGCTTGCTGGTTTGAAACCAAGCGAGTGTAGTTACGGTTGTAACGGTTCTTGTCAGAGCCTGACAAGTGCTGATGGAATGTTGTTGTTGCTTGGATTACTCCAAGTGCTGTGTTCTTCCAAGGCAACACTCGTGGGTCTGTGCGCCACAAGCCATTCAACAAGTCACGCTTCGGATTCTGCTTGCCAGCAGAGCGAGTGTCTTGTGTGCTTGATGGAACAATGATTGTCTTTCCAGACTCATCCTTCATGGTGAGTTCAACCATGTTGATTGGGAACAAGTCTTTCACCAGAGCATCAAACTGATTGTCAGTTACTGCCCATGATGACAACTTCTCCAACTCTTCCATCATGTCGCTTCCTGCGCTGTAGACAATTTCCAGAGCCTCACGCAAGTTGCCGAGGTCATTCAACTGTGCTGAACGATTGTGGCGAATCTTCACCTTGTGGTCTGCATTCTCATTGAGTGCCAACTGCAAAGTGTTGTCGCAAACTACGGCTTGGAGACAACGCAAGTATTGAGTCTGTCGCATTCCGTCATGCGATGTTGTCGCAATAAGTGTTGGGCGAAACTCAAATCCAGAAGTGCTGGAGAGATTCTCTGGTACTGAGATTTGTACCCATGCACGACTGCCCTTCTGGAGCAATCCTGCTGAGTCAATTCCGAGTTCGTTGCTGTCAAGAATCGCTTCCAAGTTCTTCAACAACACATCTTCGTATTGGTGAATCTGGTAGCGATTAGAAACAACACCAAAAACTTCTCCGTTGTTGCTGTGAGTAATCGCTTGCTTGCCATCAATCACTTTGAAAGTGCCATCGCTGTTCTTTGCGTACACAGGCTTTGATACTGCTTCAAAGTTGAAGAGTCGGCGTTTGACATCTTCTACTGGAACGAATCCCTCGTAGTGATTGGACTCTTCGCCTTGGTCTTCGGCTCGCCAATGCCAAGCCATTCCACGCTTCAGCGTGTTTCCAATCAGGGTCATGCGGTTCAACCAACCGCTTGTTTCTGCTGACATGATATTGCTTCTTTCTCCGCACTTCGGCGGTGTTTGGGTTTAGGACAATGATTCAATCAGATGTTTTGTCTTTTTGCAACATCTTCTTATTTTCTTTTTATTGCAAGGGATTATCGCCATCCCTTGCCGAGGTCACGGGCGTTTTTCCAGATACTGGATGGCTCTGGTGTCTCTGATTTGATTGCGTGAAGTTGTCGCATCACCTGCTGGCGAATCATCGTGTTCATCGCTTGGGCAAGTGCTTGTGTGAACTCTGTTTCTGACAACAAGGACATGACAATGTTTTTGAAATCAAAGTTCTTGATTTCATCTTGAACCATCTCTTTGAAATCCATCTCATCAAGTTCACTTTGTACTGCATCGCTGAAGTCGTGCTCATCAATCACATCATTGACGATTGCTGTTACTTCGTACTTCAATCTTCTGTCATCGTCTAACTCTTCAATCTTTTCTTCCAATTCTGAAAAACGAGATTTAGTTGCGTTCTCAATTACTGCATTGAGGTCGTAATCCTCCAATGCTTCTTCAATGACTTCATGTGCATTGATTGTCCATGTGTTGAGTTCTTCAACCTTTGCTTCAAGCGCATCAATTCTGTTGCAAAGATTGTTGAGCCACTCTGGTGCTTCTGGTACAACTTCATCTTGTGATGATGCATCTTTGAATTGAAATGGTTTGATGTGGTCAAGTTCAATGTGAGTTTTGTAAATCTTTTCTGGATTCACTTTGGTGTAGTACTGCAAGTACGAAGACATTACAGAAACTCGCATTCCATTTGGCAGTCTCAACATCTCCCAACCTTCAACAGAATCGCCTGCATCAGCAAGTGTGTACGCACCATCAATCCACTCTGCTGGAAGAAGTGTTTTTGTTCCTGATGTCTGTGCTGGGATGAGTAAGTCGCTGTCACCAGTCCAATGAACAACTCGTACATAGAGTCGCTCATTTTCTGGAAGGTCATCTGCGATGTTCCAATCGTTTTGATTATTCATGTTCACTTTCCTTCTTTCGTTGTCCATTGGGTTTCAATTTCATCTTTGATTGCGGTGGTAAATGTATCCCACATATAGTCCGAGTTCAAACATCCAGCGAACCATTCCAAATCTTCTTTTGGTAATGCGGTGAAATACTTTGCTTTTTCTGTTTCATCTTGACTGAAATAGAACTCTGAGTTTTCTTGCAACTCTTGTTGAATTGCATCTGGACTAAATGCGATGCAATTTGAATAGTTCAAATCTCCGTAACCGCATCCTTCAAGCATTGGTCGCAATGGTTTGCCCATCTGGTCTGCAAGTTCCAGAACATCACCATCGCCACCTTCAAAGATTTCTTCTTGGTCTTGCTCTGAGAGTTCATCTGTATCAACGATGACACAATGCTCAACATAGAGAATTGTTCCAGATTGTTCACAAATAATAATCTTTGACATCAGCGCACCACCACATCGTATTCAGTTACATAAAAGTCTTCGTGACTGACTGACATATGTTCGTTCATCAATCCCTTCAATTCTTCAACACCACCTGTTGCGTAGAAGAAGATTTCACTATCTGGATGTCCGAACACATCTCCAATTACATCTCCCTTTTCATCGGTGACTTCTTCACCAAATGAAATGTAGACATAGTGGTCTGTCTTTGAGTCATCATCCCAGTATCGGATGGTGGCGTTTGCACCTTCTGCTTTCACTTTCACTCCTTTGTTAGTTGGGAACACTATTCAACCAGATTGGAACGGACATTACAACCTTTTTCCATAGAAATGCGAAAGCCCCAGATGCCACTCACAGGGAAGGCATTATCTGGGGCTCAATCCACACCAAAACCCAAATTGGTGTGGCATTACCTCTGCTATTACTCAGAGGCTCGCTTGGTTACCTGCCGAACGAAAGGAGGAAAGAAGGCAGGCAACCAATTCTTTACCAAAGTGCTTTTACATACTTGTGTGTTTCTTCTGCAACAGCATCTTTGTGGAACGGGTCATGCATTGATGAGCGAAGTGTTTCGGCAACATCGGAACGCACATTGGACAAAACATTGAAGTACGCCTGACCGTACCTCCACGATGGTTTGAACTGGTGGTAGTACTTATCTACACGCTCTAAAAACTCATCGTATGAAAGTTTCTCTTTCATTGCGCTCCCATCAAGTACTCAACAGCGAACTGAACTGCATCAAACAAATCGTGCGTTACATACAAACCTTCTGCACCAGAACTGTCATTTGCATCAAGCACCTCAAACCAAGGATTGCTCACATAAACAAATCGCTTTCGTTCTGTTACAAACTCATCAAGCAATTCATCAGTAGTGATTCCCCATTGCTCCAAATCAGTTGCATTGTAAATCGCTCCGTAATTGTCATGACCTTTGGACACGATGTCAATCTTCAATGTTCCTTGAACGCATACTGCAAGTTGCATGGTTGGGCTTTGTGCAAACACAACTGTCTTGTTTGCATTCCCGACATACCATTCAGCACCAGCACGAGACAAGTTTGGTGGAACATTCCAGATGACTTGTGGAACATTACGAACATTTCCACCTGTGACAATGATGTTTCCTGTGCTCATTCTTCTTCTCCTTTTACTACATCAAGACAAAGCAATGCGACACTTCCATCAGTATCCATTTCTTGAATCGTTTGTCCATTCCATTCAACATTGCGATATGGGTACGCAGTTGCTCGCATGAATGGTTCTCCATACACCGAGATGTTGATGTCCCATTCTCCACCACCAAGTGCTTCTGGAATGGTGACACCTTGCCACTCATCAAAGTCATCGTGAAATACTTTGTTTTCACGAATCGCTTTCTCTGCCAAATGCAATGCTTCTTCTGTGAGATAGTGAACTAACTCTTCGCTTTTTGTCATGAACATACTTCCTCCAAGTATTCCAAATCAATGTTGAATAAAATAACCGTGTGACCTTCTGGAGCGTAAAACTTTACATACGCTCCGTCTAAATCTTCTTCCATGTCTTCATTTACATTACAGACATATTTGAGTTTCGCAACATCTTCATCACCATAAAACTGGTTGGTGTTGAGTGCTGGAATCAATAAGTCCTGTGCAACTAAATCGGGGCGAATAATGTGTGGCATTAGAAGTGGAAATCCCAAATCACGGCGTACTGGTTTTCTGGCTTGTCAGCAACACGAGTGCGAAACGCTTTCAAGTTTACGCTGTGGTACTCAATGTCAAACACTTGTGTTTGGTAGTCGTAACCCTGCGGTTCAGCAAGTTCAAGTGCTTTCTTTGCTCGGTACACCGCCAGATAATCATCACCAAAGTAATCCTTATCATCTGACTCGTTTTTCTTACCGATGGCTACAAGTTCGGAGATTGTGTAACTACCAACTTGCTCAATGAATCGTTCAAGGTCTGATTCCATAGATTCTTGCCACACTTTGATTTTCTTCTCAAAGAGTTCTTCGTTTCCTTTGTAACAGAGAATGTTTGAACCATCAAACTCTCCATCCCATCTTCCACCGATTTCACTCCAGTCTGACCAAGCATCCTGAGCGTATGATTCAACGAAAGCAGTTACTTTTGATTCTGCTTCTCTCTTGTCAGTTGCTTCAACTAACAAAATGTGTCCGATATGCATGATGTCTCCTTTATTGGGTTTGGGTTTGCCTAGACAACTTTACAGGTGCTGGGAGAGAAAGCAACGCTTCTTCCAACATTTTTCCAATCTCTTCCTGAACAAGTTCTTCCATCTCGTAATGAACTTCTCCAGTATCGTCATTTGACATTCTCTTGAAGATGTCAATCCATTTTTCATCTTCTGAGTTTGCAATGTCAATGAGCGATTCAAAGAACTGACCGCCACGATAGTGAGCAGTCAATCCGTAGAATCCCATGCCCATCTCTTCGTAGGTTTCAATGAATGCGAGTGTCGGGTAGAGAGTGCTGATGTACTGCCACAATGATGAGCAAGGTGACCATGCAGTTTGATAACTAAACTCTGCGTAGTTTCGTGTAATGAGGTTCTGGTAAATCTCTGCTGGTGACCATTTAGTTCCCCAGTTGGCAATGTTCCAGTCGTGCCAGTCTTTGTAACCGTACATTACAATGTTTTCTGCTTGCTTCTTCTCGTGCGCTTCTTTTTCTGGGCTACCTTCGGCATACCATCCTGAGACTGTGTTTGCCAATGCATCTGGTGTTGGGTGCAGTCTGGTGAAATCGTAGATTGATTCATCATCCGTATTGCATCCATCAATTCTGACCCATTGCAAAAAGTCCGAAAGTTCGGTTGCATCTCCAACCACATTGATTGTGTTGTTGCAGTAATTAGGCATTTTCCTCTTCCTCTTCCTCTTCTTCGTTTCCGTAAACATCAACTTGGATTTCCATGAATTGCTGTGTGCATGGGTTCTCGGTAATGAAATACCCAATGCGATTGACCAAATGAATACCATTGACAATCCATGTTCCTTCATCACCATCAATCCATGTCCAAATGTTTTCATCTGGTTGTCGGGAGAGAAACTCAATGTCTTCTCCGTAGGTTTCAAACATTGTTCCGTTCCAACCTCTGTCACCATTTGGGTTTTGAATTGGTTTGAATGTTGTTTCCCACAACTCCAAATCCTTTTCCATTTCTGCTGTTACTTCAGCCATTACTCCTCCTCCTTCAAGAGTTCAACCATTTCGTACAACACTTGTTGTAGCACCTCGTTACCCAATTCCACAACCCGTTCGTGAACATAACCTTCAACTTCTTCCATTGCTTCAATGCACTCGGCTTTTGACCAATGTGGGTACATTGCTTTCGCATCTTCCCAAGACCACTTGACTACAACTTCACTTGCCATTGCGCTTCTCCTTTGCTTTGAAATAAAAAGTTGTTTGAATCACTCCGTATGCGATACCCATCCACATATAAAGTGTTTCTGTTTTGAATGTGACTGTTACATCTGCAAGTACTGACATTACAGATTCTCCTTATCTTTTTTGCTCATCTTGTTGAGTAACTCTTGAATGATGTCTCTGGTGTCATCTTCTTCTACTTCGTCAATCAACCAAGGTGAATCTGCACCAGCATCTTCTGTGTAAATGCACATCCCTTTTCCAGCATCAACTAACTCTGATGCATGGTCTTCATCAGTTGCCATGACTTCGTAGACATAATCAACGCTGTGCGTAACATGGACATGAAACTTTTTCATTATTCCTCCACCGCTTCTACGCTTTGGAACTCACGAGTTTCAAAAAGAAACACACCTTTGTCTGATGCGTGTTCTTGTGCTGTGAATGAACTGTCTGCTTCAATCTCATACACATCAGTTTCAATGTATGTGTAATACACACGGTACTTCTGGAGTTTCATTAGAACTCACCTTCCCCTGTGATTGCGTAATTGAGGTTCATCCACACTTGTTCGTTCACGCTGTCGTACCCACCTTCAGCATCAAACTCTGCAACTGCTTCGTTCCACTTTTCTTCTGAAACGATTACATTGTCTGTGTCTGTGAACAAGTTGCGTTCCCACCATGAACACGCAATCTCTTCGTCTGGGTTGAGTTCGCTGAGTAACTCAATCACTTTGCTTACCTTCATGTCTTCTCCTTTGTTGTAGGTGTATGGAACACTACAGACATCTGAATGGAATAGCAACTACCATTTCAAACTTTTTATCCAGCCTTACCCCGTGTGGCTTTTCCAAGAAACCCGTTTGCTCTGGCAAGCATTACTCGCTTGGCTGATGTGGACTTGGAGATACTGAATGCTTTTGATACAGCCTCAATAGGTGACACTCCATAGTTCAATGCATCTTTGTAGATTCGGGCAACTTCTTCCAGAAGGTCATCTGGCAATGTTGCGCCACGCTGTGCTCCTTTGAGTGTTGCTTTGAAATCTGGTTTAGGAAGAATGCTTGCAAGAGCATCTTTTGCTAACTGCACGATTGGTACTCGTCTGTAAATCTCCACCGTGATGGTGTTGTTATCAACTGATGTGATGCCGACACCTGTGAAACGAAGCATTCCTCCAATTTTTGTGAACTTGATATTGACATCAAATTGCTGTTTGGTAACTGGGTCAATCCATGTGAAAGTTTCTGAGTTCATTGTTTATTCCTCTTACTGCGAAGGTCTTTTCGCTTTCGTGCTGTAGTACCGCCCCAGATACCTAATTCATAATTATCTAATGCAAAGTTGAGACAACTTTGTTTGACAGAACAGACATTACAAAATTGTTCAATGACAACTTTGTGATGACCACCAGCAGAACCCTTTTCTGGGAAGAACTGGTCTGCATCAACTCCTCTGCAAGCACCTTGTTCCATCCATGTCATTGGTTCACGAAGAATGAGTGGTTTGCGAATCTCTTCTTGTTGGTTGATGTAAATACTCTGTGCTGAACTCAAACTGCTTCCTCCATTTCCCAAAAGCCAAAGCAAGCACCATCGGAATCTAATGTTCCAAAAGTGCATCCTTCTGGTGCGATTGCATCCATCACATTGAAGAGATGGTCTACAAGAAACATTTCTTGTTCCTCGTCACGGACTGCGTTGGGGTCAATCATTGCAAGAAGAACATCAGTCCATTCATCAATGATTGCATCTTTAATCTTTGGTTCGTGTTGTCCGATAACTTTGAGAAAGGCTTTTGCCAAATCCTCGGTACGGAGTGTTCCTTCAGAAACGATGGAGTTTACCCACACATCTCCCAAAGGCTTGATGTTTTCGTAAGACATACTTGCTCCTTCTGTAGGAGCATCACATTACAGGTTCAGAACGGAAGTGGCAACTCTATTCTGAGTCTTTTTTGCCGTGTTGAATCATGGGCAAATACTTTTCAGGAAGGGTACTTCCACCGCATTGGTGCATCGGTGGATAATTAGTTTTCACATACAAAATTACTTTGTGGTCACACCAAGGACAAAGATATGTCGTACCTTTATTCACTATAAACTCCAATGCCTCAATCCACCGTTATCAAGTAAATACTTGCTCACTTTGAGGTTACAGTCAAGTGTTCTCAAAAGTTTGATTCCACCACCACAAATGTTCTTTGTTACGGTCTGCCATGAAGAATTGACCTGTAGCAAGCCACTATCGTATGAGCCGTTCTTGTTCAATGTCCAAATGATTTTGCCATTGGCATTCCATTTAGCATTTACTGCATCTGGGTTGCATCCGCTTTCACGCCATGCAATGTACGAAAACACCTGCACAGGGAGCAAACCGTAGTCACGGAATGCCTGCTCAAATTGAGGGCATCGCTTGGTTTTATCTGAAGGGATGCGTTTATCTTCAGGTTCTGGAATCGTTGTAGTTGTAGTTGGCACAATCAAATATGGTTCAACTTGTATTGGGGTCTTTGGGTAAACAGATTCTGGTGTACTTGCTGTATTTGGGGACATAACAGAAAAGATTGAGGCGAGAACAAGATTCCCTGCCAGCGCAACCGTTTTGAGTATTTCCGACAATCTAAGCATTCACTATCCTTTGTTCGGGTAATAAAAAAGCCCCATCCATTGAAGTATGGGGCGCAAGGCTCAGTATGGGGAGCACTACAAGTTTACACCAATTTAGGCTTCTAGCAACCTTTTTAGCAGTATTTTTAGGTCGGGAAGTTCTTCTCCCATAAGGGGAATAATATCTACATCTATTTCATTGCGTAGTGGGCGTGTTGTGTGAGCCCAATCACAATCGTCACAAGCACAGCCTTGACGAAAGCGCACAACTGTTCCATGTTCAGCAAGATTGTTTGTTGTGTCCTTCTGTAGTGGTACACGCTCTTGTGGTGTTAGCCCACCCCACACACCGTATGTTTCTCTTCTGCCCATTACTAGACATTCATCCCACACAGGGCAGACATTACAGACTTGTTTTGCAATGAGATAATTTATTTCTGGAGTTTGTGATTCAAATGGTGGGAAGAAAATATCTCCATGCATTTTTCTGCACAGAGCATCCGACATCCATTCGGGAGTTTCTATCACAGGTTTTTCTCTCGGTACAAAACAAGAGCAATGATTGCGTATGACGCTAAATCAATTAGAGAATCTTCAATTCCTTCATTGCGAAGTTTGCTACCTTTCGCTGCGGATTGCAAACGAATCACTTTGTCGTTTGCACGAATGAGTGTTCCAACCCAAGCAGGTACTCCCCAATCAGTTGATGCACGAACATTCGCAAGAGGGTCTTCACCTGTTCCGTAATCATTACCTTTTTTCTCATGCATCTCTCCCAACTCTTGGAGTATGCGATAAAACTCTGGGTGTCCTGTTCTGTCCATGATTATTCTGCTCCGTTTTCTGTCCACTCTTCAAGACTGTCCATACCGTAAAAAATTGGCATTTCCAACCTCTCTGCTTCTTTTATTTCTTCAATCGCTTCGTAGGCTTCAAACACCAGAACAGCATCACAACGCTTCATCACTTGGAAGCAGTACTCGTTCCAAAACTCTGTAGTGTTGGGGTACTTTTGATTCCAGAAACCACAGGTAAGCACAGGGATTACTGGTAGACATATTCCAGATGTGTACAATTCTTCTGCTAGGTCAATAGCATCTTCATAATTCTCTTCTATGTTGTCACGGTGATATGGCCCGATAACATACACATGAGGAAGAAGAATGTGGGCAAGTGTCCTCATAAACTCTTTATTTACTCCTTCTGCCATGATGTCTTCGGAGTAGTTTCTTAGAACGAAATCCCCCATTACGAATGCCTGTTCATATTAGAACGAATAGCCATGTAGTAGCAAGCAAGTGCGATAACAATGAATACCTTTGTCATCACTTTTCCTGCAACCATCTCACACCATTACGGAAATATACGGTGGCATAACAGAACGCCATAAATATAAATCCGTACTGTTTGGTTTGGATAGCAAAAATAATCCAAAGCAATTCATTGACTGAAAGAAAAAAGAATGCGTGGGCGTGTTTCTTGCCGACATACCACATCCCCGTAACGCCGAAGATGGCAAGCACCCACGACCATATTTGTCCACTCATTTTGTACTCCTAATATCCGT